ATTTTTTAAACATAAGGTGTTTTTACCTTACAAACAATTATAATATGAACTCAAAAACAGTATTAAATAAGATAATGTCACTTTTATCAAAAACAGAAGTTGAATTAACTTATGCAAAATTAGCAGACGGAACAATTGTTGAATCCAAAACATTTGATGTAGGTGAAGACTTGTTCGTAGTATCAGAAGATGGTACAAAATCTCCAGCACCAAATGGTATGCACGACTTAATGTTGAAAGATACAGAAGGTAATGAAACTATGTTCAAAGTAAAAACCGAAGAAGGTAAAATCGTTGAAAGAGAGAATGTAGAAATGGCTGATGAAAAAGTAAAAGACATTCCTCAAGCAGGCACTTACACAGAAGATGATAAGATGCCAGAAGTTCCAGGTCAAATCGAAAAAGGAACTTTAAAAGCAGCAGAAGAAACTGAGCAAGTAGAAAAACTTCCTGAAAGTGAAGATGCTGAATTAAAGCCTGAAGATGAGAAGCCTGAAATCGAAATCGAATTAGGTAAGAAATTAGAAGAAATGGCTTACAGAATTGAAGAGATGGAAAAGAAGATGATGAAGATGGAAGAGACTATGATGCCTCCTGTTGACTCTATGGTTGACGAAGAAGTTGCAATGGAAGAAGAAGAGTTACCGAAATTAGATGGTGCTCCAACAGAAGAACAAAAGTTTGCAGTAGTAGACTTAAACAGAAAAAATTATGGTAAGAAATCAAAAGACGCACAATCTTCTTTCTTATCTAAACTTTATAAATAAATTAATAAACTCATTTAAATTAAAAAAATGAAAGCAAGACAAAATTTCGCACTTCCTAGTATTACGACTACCTACGCAGGTGAGGCGGCATCAGGATACATCGCAGCAGCGTTGTTAAGTGCAAACACTTTGGATAAGAAGCTTGTAACTATCATGCCAAACGTGAAGTTCAAATCTGTAATCCAAAAATTAGACGTGAGTGGTATCGTTCAAGATGCTTCATGTGATTTCACAACTTCAGGTAGCGTAGCTATTTCTGAGCAAGTATTAACTCCAAAAGAGTTACAAGTTAACTTACTATTATGTAAGCAAGAATTCGTAGATTCATGGGAAGCATTGAGCCTTGGTTTCTCTGCATTCGATGAAATTCCTAAGAACTTCAACGATTTCTTAATCTCTTATGTAGGTGGTAAAGTAGCAGAAGCAACAGAAGAAGCAATCTGGACAGGTAATAACGCATCTAACGGACAGTTCGGTGGTTTCCAATTAGCATTCTCTTCTTCAATTGCATCAGCAACAACAGTAGTATCTGGAGCAATCACAGTATCAACTGGTGTTATCCCTGCATTCTCTGGTAGCACTTTAATCGGTGGTCAACCAATGAGTGGTTCTATCACATCTGCGAATGTAGTTTCTAAATTAAACGACATCGTAAACTCTATCCCTGATACAGTTTATGGTAAGCCTGATTTATTGTTGTATGTATCTACGAATGTAGCTAAGGCATACCAACAAGCTTTAGGTGGTGGTGCAGTAGGTGCTAACGGATGGAACAACCAAATGAACGTGGGTGAAAAACCATTCAACTTCAATGGTATTGAAATCGTATGGTGTCCAGGTATGGATGCTAACAAAGTAGTTGCAGCTCAAAAATCAAACTTATTCTTCGGAACAGGTTTATTATCTGACTACAATGAAGTGAAGGTATTAGATATGGCTAACATTGATGGTTCTCAAAATTACAGAATTGTAATGAGATACACAGGTGGTACTCAATTCGGTATCGGTCAAGACATCGTATACTACGGAGCTTACTAAAAAAATAATTAAAGGGTGGGTCTCAACACTCACCCTTTTTAATAACAAAACTAAAAAATTAATATATGCCTTGTTCATTAACTCTAGGAAGAGACGAAGTATGTAAAGAAAGCATCGGTGGTTTACAGGGTGTTTACTTTATCAATTATACGACGGGTTCTTTCACAGAAACAGCAGCTCAAACAGCAACTCCTTCTGGATTGTTGTCAGGTGTTCCATCTGGCTCAATTTTGTATTACTACGAATTGAAAGGAACTAGTGCATATACTGAAACTGTTAACACTTCTCGCGAGAACGGAACTACATTCTTTTCACAAGAATTAACTCTAAACTTAAAGAAGTTAACAAACGAAATGACGACTCAATTAAAGCTTATGGCTTATGGTAGACCTCAAATAATCGTTTGGACTAACAATGGTGATGCATTCTTAGTAGGTAAAAAAGAAGGTGCTGATATGACCGGAGGAACAATTCAAACTGGTGGAGCTTTAGGAGACCTTTACGGATACTCTTTAACTTTCACAGGACAAGAACAATTCCCTGCTCAATTCTTATCTGGAAGTTCTACTTCAAATGCATTAGGTGGATTAACTGCAAACTACACAGTAGTTTACGGAGCATCTGCATAATATCATTCGGTATAAACACTAAAAATATTAAACCCTACTCTTCGGAGTGGGGTTTTTTTATTTAACTATTTTTATCTAAGTTGGTGTTTTTAATATATAAAGACAAGATAATGCTTAGCTATTACATATCTCAATCAAACTCATACACTATTAGAACACAGATAACGGGTAGTAATCAATTTACTATGTCGTTGACTGATATGATGGGATTGAATACATTTACTGCATCTATGACAGAAGTTAGTTATTCTGCATACGAAAGTATTCTATCATTCACTGCAAGTATACAAAGTGCAAGTGTAGGTGGTGAATATCGTGCAGTCCTATATAATCAATCAGGTAGTGCATCTATTGATATATGGAATGGTAGTTGGCAAGTATATGCATCTCAATCAATAGATAAATCAGTATACGAAACTCAAAATACACAATATGTTTCCCACATTAGTGAGAACAAATATATCATAATGGATTAAACATGAAAGGACAACAAAAATTCTCAATAGTTAATGTAAATAATAATTCTCTTCCTATTATACAGGAAGATACTAAAACTCGTTATCCATTCGTTCCATTTGGTGTGTATGGCAATGATGATTTCTTTGATGCAGTTACTACTGCTTTCAATGTTAGTACAACTAATGCAGCATCTATCGAAGGTATTGCTGATTTAATATTCGGTAAAGGTTTATATTCCAAAGACCAAGTATTCAATGAGACTTTACAAAAGATGATTCCGCAAGAGGAAGTTAAGAGAGTAGCATTCGACTTAAAGTTATTTGGTAATGCAGCATTCCAAGTTTATTGGGATGATACACATACTAAAATTAAAAAGATGTATCACATACCTGTTCAGTTATTAAGAGCAGAGAAGTTAGGTTCATCTCCAATGATAGAAAATTATTACTATTGCACTGATTGGAACGACCAAAGAAAGGTAAGAGATAAAAAGAAAATACCTGCTTTTGAAACTTCTAATGAGAAAATGGAAATACTTTACATCAAACATTATTGTCCAGGTTTGTATTACTATTCTCTACCAGATTGGGTATCTGCTTTACAATTAGCAATGGCTGAAGGTGAGATAAGTAATTTACACTTTAATAATATTGTCAATGGTTTCTTACCAGCAGTGATGTTAAACTTCAACAATGGAGTTCCTGCACCTGAAGAAAGACAAACTATTGAAGATTTAGTTCAAGCTAAGTTTACAGGTACAGATAACGCAGGTAGATTTATGTTATCATTTAACGATGACCCATTAACTAAACCTACGATTGATGTAATTGATATCACAAACTTACATGAGAAATACGACTATGTTGCAGAATACACACAGGATAGAATCCTTGTAGCACATAGAGTAACATCTCCTTTATTGTTTGGTATCAGAACAAAGAACAATGGTTTCAGTTCTCAAAGTGAAGAAATGAAAACTGCATTTAGTATCTTACAAACAATGACTATTGCACCTTTCCAAAACATTATATTAAATACTTTGGATTACGCATTAACTTGTTCTGGATATACTGAAGCTGAATTATACTTTGAACAATTAACTCCGTTAGTAATCTTATCACAAACAGCAGAAGAAACTGGTAAAACAATTGAAGAAGTTGAAGATGAAACTAATGATAGTATGGAAAATCCAGCAACAACAGAAGATACTGCTGACCAAACTCCAAATGAACCATTGCCAACTGAGAAGTTTACAATGCCAACAATATTAAGTAAAGAATACGAAATATATAAAAAATAATTATGTCATACGCATTATTCATAAACAGAAACGATATTATAAAGAACTCTCCGTTGCAAGGTGCAATTGATGCAGATGCTTTATTGCCGTTTTGTAGAACTGCACAAGATAAATACTTAAAGAATTTATTAGGAACTGTCCTATTTGATTACTTACAAGCACAAATCACTGCAAACACATTTAGTTCTTTAAGTTCTTATTATCAGGACTTAATGGATGACCACATCAAATATACTTTATTGTGGTATGCATG